CAACAAGCAATTCAACACACCGACGGAAACTGGTATCTGCCCGAAGGGGCAATGCAACAATACCGAGATATTCTCAAACCCATGCAGGATCAGGATTTCTTCGGGAAGATGGGCGCGGGGATTCTCGGACTTCCTGTAGCGGGGTTTGCAGGCGCGGGGGGTTTTGCTGCCATGGGTGCAGGAGCCGGCGCTGCTGGTGCAGAAGGGGCTGCCATGGGAACTGGTGGAGGTATGGGGGGTGCAGCAGGAGCCACTTCATACCCCTTCGCTGGTTCTGGTGCCTATACAGTAGCTCCCCTATTTGAAAATGGGGCAACGGGAGCTGCTTGGGGAGCGGGCGAAGGAACATTGGGGGCTACGATGGGTGGTAGTGGTCTAGCTTCAGCGGCAGGATCGGGACTCGGCGGGATCGCCGATAACTTCATTGTTGATCCTGTAGATGCTGGAGGAGACACTATGCTCAATCCCTTTGGGGGCGGAGCGGGAGGTTCTCTAGGAGCCCATTCAGGCCCAGGGTTTTGGGAAAACCTTTTTGGATCGGCATTTTCTGGTGCTGGAAAGGGATTAGGTGGTGTGTTAGGAGGACTTCTTCCTTCTCTTATTGGAGCAGGGGGGAACCTGTATGCGCTAGATCAGTTCAAAGATTTAATCAATAAGGCACAAGAACAGGCTGATCCCTTTGCGTCCCAACGCCCACAATACCAACAGATGCTCAGTCAAATGACGACTGATCCCAACTTTGTGAAGAATAGTCCAGTGTTTCAAAACATAATGAATCCAGCAATAAAAGAAACACAGGCTGCGATGTCTGCCCGTGGGTATAACAACAGTGGCAACATGCTGGAGGAAATTAATAAGCGAGGAGTTGAGGAAGCTTCCAAGTTCTATCTTCCAATGATGAATCAAATTGGTGGATTTGCTGGTGCGGGATTTGGACCGGGCCAGTCTGGAACTATTGGGGCACAAGGCGCCTTTGGTCAAACTAACCAACTTAAGGATATCTTTGGTGATTTGGGTCTTGGGGCCTATAACCTCATGACTGGATCGAACAATACAAAACAGGCCCCAAATATTATTAATGGTGGAAGTGGTGGTGGTCCTAATCTTATGAGTCTCTTTTCTTAATATGGCAAATGTAAACTATTCTAATCCGGGTGGCATGTTTCCTCAGATCGACTACAAACCGTCTGGCTTTCTGGGAGGATTCCTGACTGGCAAAAAGCTACAGGACTATCAGCACTCGTTCGATCTATCATCCTTAGCCTCACAAATGGGAATAATGCAGCAAGGAGCAGAGTATCAAAACTACCTAAAGGATTCCCCCCTCCGCGACGTGAAGCGGCAGTATGAAATAGCGCAGAAGGGCGCAGAGATGCCACATCTGAGCACCATAGCTCAGGGAAATGCTGCACACGCTCAAGGGATGATTGACCAAACCCCGATGAAAACGGAGCAGATGAGGTTTGACAACTCTAAGAAACAAGAAGATGCCGTTCGTGAACAGGTGGGGAACTATCTGAATGCCATTATGCGTTCTCCCCTACCTCCACAAGAAAAGATTATGGCGTGGAAACGTGTATCTCAACAACTCGGAGTTCCGGAGAAGTATCAGAACCTTGATCTTAATCAGATGCAGTTAGTTGCCAGCGCCCTTACGCAAGGCCCCGGATATCATCAAGCTATGGACTCGACAAAACTTAAGGAAGAGGGTGACACTTCTCGTAAGCGGATGGACAATGAAACAGACCTTAAGGTTGCCGGGATTCGGGCCAGCACGGATAGGGGGGTAGCTGGAACCGCTGCGTCTCAACGAGCTTCTGCTATTGATGAATGGCAAAAAGCTTACATTAGCCAGAATGCTGCTGTGCGCGGCATTGAGCCCAATACTCCCCAATACCAATCCCTCGTAAATGAGGCAAAGATGCGTGGTATTGAAATGGGATATGGTGGCAATCCAACTGGACGTGCTGAAAGCACAGTTGCTACTGAGACAGCCCGAGACCAACGGAAGATGACTCAACGCGAAATGCGCGGGGCGCGTATAGTGGAAAGCAAAGAAGACAGCAAGACTCTGCGCGTTGGGGAAGTGTTCAAACTTCCGAACGGGAAATATTATCGCAAGATTAATAATGAAGATGCTGACGAAGTAACCCTTGGAAACTAAATGGCTGACTCTGTAAAGATTGACTCTCTATTCGAGGGGGCTGTCACATCTAAGCCCAAGCGACAAACAGTTGAAAGTGGTCCTGTTAAGATTGATTCGCTCTTTGAGAAAGAAGCGAAGGAGACATCTCGCCCCATCGGGGAAGCGATAGACCAAAGCTCCATACTAAAACAGGCTGGGGGGTTTGCCCTCGGCAACCTTGATCTGATTGGATCTATTCCCGGAGTATTGGCTGGAACTGCTCGTGGACTTTATAACGTCGCTGCTGGTGAAGGAGGTGATGTGGCCTTACAGCGAGCCAAGGAAACGATGCACGCCGGAAACCCACTGAACCTTCTCCCCAACGCTGAAGAACTTCGCAAGACAGAGGGGTATCAATATTCTCCCGGTAACATGATTGGTCAACTGGCCACCAAGACCCTTGAAGGATACAACCAAGGAGCACAGGCCCTCACCCACATGGCCACTGGCAGTCACCAGACTGCTAGGGATATTGGTGGAGCGACAGAGATTGGCCTGATGGCCTCTTTGCCCTTTATGCGTGGGAAACCAGCACAAGCTGGAACTCCCCAATCCTACTTCAACGTGCAGGATATGAAGCCCTCGGGGGCTAATCTTCGACACGCACAAGAGTCTCAAGCGTCCTATGCCACGGACAGGATTAAGGCTGCGATGCCTCCGACTCCCGAAGCCCCGTTTCCCAATTATTCACGCTCTGGACAACTCCCCAATGTAGAAACGGCCACTCAGTTCCTTGAGAGGACTGGACGAGAGGCGGAGATGAAGAGGGCTCAAGAAGCAGCAGAGGGGTCTGTGAGGGACTCCATCGACTCTCAGAACTACCTCCGAGAGCAACTTACTGGCACCAAAGATATGTTCGACCCTGCCATGCAGACCCGCGCTGATCGGGAGATTGCCTCTGGTATGAGCGAAACCCCCACTCGTCGTGGGACAGATATTCCTGCTTCTGAATTCAAAGCCTTCACCAAAGAGTTTCACAAAGATCCAGGCGCTACTGAGCGCACGGCGAGCCTGTTCGACCAGCGTAATCCTGAGATCTTCAAGGAACCAGTAGATACCCCTCGGGGTATGGACTTTTGGAAGTCCCGTCTGGATGACACTGTGTCCCGCACTGACCAAATCATGGCAGATCGGTTTGTCCAAAACTACGACAAGCAGATTACTAGACTCACAGAAGAATTGAAATACCTCAGCTCCCAGCTCAAGCTGGCCGAAAGTGAGGGACTGTATACACGAAACGGAAAACTGCGGACAGGTAAGGACGCAGAGAAAACCATCCAAGACCTTCGCGCAGCGGTGGGGGATAAGCTTGGGGAGCGGACTCGGGCAGAGCTTGCTCTTGAGAAAAGAATGAACTCTCCCCGGTGGCACATGAGAGAGGTTTATCCAGATCGAGCCTTCACTGGAGATGCCCCCGTTCGGGGGGGTCGTGCTGGAGGTAAACAAACGGGGGGATACATTCCAAAAGATGACATTGGTAAACTGTTCTCTACCGATCCAGCTAAGGCGGCGAGGGAACTCGCCAAGAGGCACAGTAATCCAGATTCCTTTGCTAAGGAATACGGGAAGTTCACTGGAGACGAAGCTGGTGGAAGGTCACTCTATGCGTGGGCAAAACAAGAAACAGCAAAAGAAAAGGGAACTACTGTTCCCCAGAAGGGAGAAACTAAATCACCGGGCGTATCTTCAGAAGCGCCTCAAGGAACTCCCCTTGGAAAGAAATGGAACGCCAAGTTAAGCGAATACCTTGGATGGGATCGTCGTCCTCCGGAGGAAGTCAATCAAACCCTCATTGAAGGATTTGATAATGGGACCATCAAGGACATGCGAATGGATAAACCATGGGTCCAAGGACAGGCATGGGGGCGTCAGCATCCCCTTACCCATTGGGTTATGTCCAAGGTAGATCTGGCAGAGAGGGCAGTAAACCACACGGCCTCCAAATATCTCTACGGCCATAAGTTCGTAGAAAAGGGCTTTGGATTTGAGGTTAGACCCTTTAAAGCAAACCTTTCCTCACTGAGGAATGCACGTCGCGCTGCGGATGAAGGCAGCGCCATGTTTGGGTGGATGAAACTCAAAGATCCCGAGAAGAAGACCGTTCTAGATGCTCTTATTGAGTTTGATCGGAAAGGTATAAATGCAGACGATGCTGCCCTACAAGCTAAAGGACTCACCCCTGCACAGATTAATGCTTTTAAGAATATCCGCTCCAACGCGGAGCGGTTCTGGATAGATGAAGTGGTTCCCGCCCATGAGAAAATGAGGCAGATTGACCCCTCCATCAAGCCCCTGCCTCCCATGCGGGAGGGATGGATTCCCCACTCATGGCATGGAGAGTTCCGCATCTATGGGAAGAACCAAAAGACAGGTGAGGAATATATGGTCGGAGCTGATTCCCTTTGGGAAGCACGGAAGGCCATCAAACATCTACAATCTCAATTCCCCGACGTGACATTCAAAGAACAAGACATCTCAAACGTCCGGTCGGAACACTTTGCCAAGTCCGCTGACGCCTTCATTGATGCAGTCAAGATCATGGGCAACAACAGCAAGGAGGGGCAAGCCCTTCTCAGCTCGTTTGACAAGTTCATGGCAAGGCGCAGCAAATTTGCCCAACATAAAATGCCCCGACATGAGGTTCCCATAGAGGGATATGCTGGTTCGTTTGAATTGGGAAAACAAAGAATGCCCGGCAAGAACTTCGGTAGGGAAAAATCTCTAGTCAACTTCGAGCGTAGTCTTGAGTCCTATTTTAATGCTGGAGCTAGGTATCTACACAATAAGCAAATGCTCCAAGAGATGGAGAAAGTCACCAAGAACGAGGCGGTGATGGACAGGTTTCCCCATGCCTTAGGGGCCACCCAACGAATGCTGGACTCCTACTTTGGTGTGAGCAAAGCCCTTGACCCTATGATTAAGGATCTGTCTCAATATGCTGGATTCAGTTCCCATGCGCCCAAGGACGCCATTCAGGCAGGCGCAAGCTATATCATGTATACCAAGGTTATGGGACTTCGTGCTGCCTTCTATATCGCACAGGCCCTACAGCCCTCCTTTGTGCTACCCAAGATGATGCAACTCAAGGACATGGGACTTAGTGAGGGGTCTATCGCTATTGCGTCTGCAAAAGCCATGGGGGATTGGATGTTTGGAGGTAAGCGTAAGGATCTGGCAAAGTGGGCACAGGAGCAAGGAATTATTGAGCCGCGCTTCTCAGAGCAGATTCTTCTTGCCCCTGACTTCCATGGTGGCAAAGCTAACACTAAGGACACAATCAATACTTGGACCGGGAACAGACTCTCCGCTGGTATTGATATGAGCACCCGATGGTATGCCCTTTTGGCGTTCGTCAACATGATGGAAGCTAATGGGATGAAAGGTAAGCAAGCGTGGGAAGCCGCTGCGCGGCCTGCGTTGGATGTGATGGTAGAGTATGAGCACTGGAAGCGTAGCCCCCTATTTCGAGAAATGGGAATTCCGGGGAACATGTTTAGCCAGCTCACGACCTACCTAAACAACTCCCTAAATCGCATTGGTGAATATTCTGCCCATAATCAAAAGGCCCTTGTGGCAATGACGGCCCTTTACTTCCTCTATTCGGGGATGACTGGACTACCCTTCCGACAAGACGTGGACAATGCGATTGATGCCCTGAATCGCCAGAATGGCACAGACTATCCCAATCTGACGGATCTTATGATTAGGAGCACAGATAAAAAGAGCAAGGTCACTCAAGATTTAATGCTGTATGGACTCCCCAGCGCAATGTCTGGGTATAACTTTGGAGGTTCTCTTGGAAGCCCTGAAATTCTTGGCTCGCTTCTTCCGTCGGCTTCCGATCCGATATTGGAGACTGGTGTGGGCACTGCTGGTGGCCTTGCTGCCGCTGGCAAAGATGTGCTATTTAATGCTACGGGGGGATCGGTTGGCCGCCCAGCAACAGATGAAGAAAAAGTTGCAGGACTTAAAGCAGTCCTTCCAACAGCCCCCTTCCACGGACTAGTGGAGAATGCCTACAGCCCCGCAGCGCGTGACTCAGGGGCTTTCCTACCCCAGAATAAGCCTGTGCCTGTGCCGGACTCTAAGATGAACTTCAAATGGGAGAGGTCTCCCGAAGAACAGAAGGCTCGGATATTTGGTCTACGTTCTACTGATGAAACACTCGCCGATGCTCGGCACTATCGTGCTAAGGTAGACGAGCAGAGGGATAAAGAATTAAAGGCCCGGCTAGTTAAGTCTGCCGTGGATAGTCTCATTCGTGGGAAAGGAATCCCGAAAGGGTTGTATGAGAAGTATTTAGAACGTGGGGGAGATCCCGACGAATGGGACAAAGCACTTGACAGAGAAGAAAAAGAAAGAACTGAGTCCCGACGCGATAGAATCCTTGATAGGGCGGATCGTAGTGATAGAGTCGATGATTATGTCAGAAAGCATGGAATTGATCGACCGGAAAGGCGAAAATGATTACTCGCACTCTAGCAGAAGTGACCGCCGCTGGTGGGTTCTTTGGATGGCTTCTGGGAATATTTCCCTTTGTTGCAGGTCTCTTTGGGGCCATGTATTGGATCAGCATGTTCATCATTAAGCTTCCAGAACTTAAGGAAGCAATCAAGAAACTTAGAAATAAAAAAGGGGCCGGTTAGGCCCCTTCTTCTTCCTGACTGTGGATGTCAATAAACTTCTTAAGATCATTGACCCTATTTAACCATCCCTTCTTGAATTTCCCCAGCTTGGGATTCTTTGCGATTAGTCCCATATAATAGGCTATTCTAGCATTCAGAAACCCATTGATGGTTTGGTCCCCATCCCGCATCCAATCCTGCACGATCTTCTGATACCCCCTTGGGCCACAGTTTACAATAGTGTCAAAAGCACACACATTATAAGGCCACTCCCAATTAGAAGCATCTGGAAGCCAATACTCATAGAAGTAGATTTCTGCCGCCTGTTCCGGCGTGAGGTTCTTGATATCGACCTGCGGGTGGGCTCTCTTGGAGATCCCATAGTTCGTCTCGCCGCCGGGGTCAATGGGGTCATTGACATATCCTCCCTCCCATCGGAGGGTAAACTCTATCGCTTTCTTCCAGCTTTCTTCCTTGTCGATTGTGGTTTCTCCAATTCAAGTTTAATGATTTCCAATCCCGAATAGGCATCGCGTTTACACGCGATCTCACACGCCTTCTCTACAGAAGCTCCCGCTTCCATTGCTCCTAGTGCTAGGGAAAATCCACTCCCGACCGCATAGTAAGGTTCCTCAATCTTCATTGGAATCATTCGACGACCGTAAGCGAAGATACCATCCCTGCCAATAGCAACAGCCTCAAAGTTCTTGGAAAGAGCTGGAGGACGTGTGGTGGGATTGGCATACCACCGGAAGAATAATTCAAGATCTTCCGGGTTCCCTGCTCCACCTACAATCCATTCCCCAATTCTGCGAATCTTCCCATAATACTTTGTGACCACATTACCATCAGTCATTTGGGCATCCGCTACCATTACCCTTCCATCAGTTATTACCGTTGTCATTATACTCCGCACGTTCCCCCATGTCCGGTGATTTCACAGATGTCAACTTCTTCGTAGACGACTCCACTGTGCTTGATGGCATCTCGGTAGTCGGCTCGAATAAGGGGCTGTCCCCCTCGGGCACCGTCCGGGTAACACGTAAATCCACGTAACCGGGGTGCATACCGTGCAAGAACTCGTGCAAACGCATCCACATGGCTTTCGTTATTTTGCTTTGATCCCCAACTAGGGAGATTGATTGTTGAGGAAATTGACATGTCAACGTAATCTTGAACATCTGCTTGGAACTTGATTCTGCGCTCATAATCCTCCGAAAGGTCTAACGCTGTTTCTATTTTGTCTGGATCAACCCCAAAACGATTAACCAGATGATCGGTGATTGAATCCACCACAAATTGATAATGCCACTTATTGTTCTTTAGGTAACGTCGTTTGTAGGCAGTAGCGAACAGAGGCTCAATGCCAGTAGAAGTCGCTGCCAAGATCCCAATTGAGCCGGTTGGTGCAATAGCTCGATAAGCGACAGGACGACTAATGAAAAGATGATCGCAGTGAGCATTTGCGGCCGTTTCAGAAACTTCACGATAGACACCAAGCCATTTGTGAAGCTCTGGAGATACTTCATACTTCAGTCCTTTCTTAAGAAGCCATTCGTGGATACCCATAAGCCCGAGCCCGAGACGACGATTTTTTTCTCGTATCTCGTATACCCGTTGGTAAGGGAGTTCGGCACGGAGCGTCCCACAAACGAGGAACTTTGATGCGAGAGCGACAACAGATTTGAACTCTTCCAAATTCTCAATATTGCCGAGATTAACACTCCCAAGGTTACATACGTCAGAATCATCCTCACTTGTAACCTCCGTGCAAGCGTTCCGAAGCGTTTCGTTTTGCTTTTCCCCGAAGTTAAAAGAAAAGCCGGGCTCTCCGGTGGAGAGGGCTTGTCTACAATTTGCAAGGAAGATAGGGTTTGACGCTCTTCGATCAAGAGATCCGTTAAGTGTTTGCTCATGATATTTCCCATCCAAATATAGCCAATCATCATCATAGTTCAGACTAATGTTGGTCATGTCCAACGGTGCTCGGTGGTTGAAGTTCCCCATCTTCAAATCAGCCTCAGAAAGCTCAAATCCTGAGTATTCCTCACCGCGGAATACAATTTGATCCTTCCAGTTTTTAGCTGTCAGAAAGAGAGGAATATCCTCATGCTGCCAACTTAGAGAGGCATATATCGCAGAACGACGACTCCCCCCTTGCATGACATTCCTACCAACCTCATTGATGGTATACATGAGGGGAATGGGACCGGAAGCTTTTCCTCCCGTCCTAGACAACACTCTACCGCTCGGCCGAAGAATCGAATAATCAACCCCAATCCCTCCCCCTGTCATAAGACAGGACATAGCTCTCTGAGTTACTGCTGACCACTCTTCTCTGGAATCTTCTTCTGCGCGGAGTAGGTAACAGTTATTATAGAACCTCGCGGGTCTTCCAGCATAATAGAGATATCTTCCACCCGGTATGAACTTCTGTTGTTTAATATATTCTTTAAGTTGTTGAATATCTCCATTTCCGAGTAGCTGAATCCCATTGAGCCTGCCACAGATACTCTCCACCACGCGCTCTGCGAGAGAATCCCATGTATCTCCTGATCCTTGAGCATATTTTGAATAGAATATCTCCTGTGCAAATTTAGTCTTGAATCTTTGTTGTTCCAATTATTCTTCTTCCTCCACATCCACTAGCTCCAGAAGCTCATCGTAACGAGCTTCTATTTTGTCATGAAACGCCTCCACAAGTTCTGAAGAATCTATATCGAGAATCTCAAGGAGGACATCGGGATCATGTCTCTCAGCAAGCTGCTCCTTGAGTTCTTCAAGTGTTAACACTTACTTCCTCTCCCCCTTCACTGCCATCATTAGCCGTTCCCCAAAGATGAAACCAAAGGGAATAGAAACCAACTGACTGCCAAGATCCACCAAGTCAGCATCAGCACTTTCGGCAGCGCCGCCCAAATAAAGAATAGCGGCGCCGATAGCCATAACAACAAAAGCCCCGATATACCTAAAACTAGCCCTGAGATCAACCACCCACTGACTTGGGGTTCCATATGGGTTATCCAATTTGGCAAGTGCTTCTAGTTTCGTTACGTCCGAACTGGCGAGTTTGATCTGGTCGTCTACAGAGATACCAAACCATTTACGGCTTACTGCCCCGGCGGACCCCTTAATAAAGTCAAGGACCGCCGGAAATATAGCACTAGCAAGAAAGGTTTCAAGCATACTTACTCTCAAGCTCAATCAGCATTTGCAGACTATGAATCGCCTTCTCAAGGTCTTGGATGCCTCCCTTTTTCCTCCACCTACAAACATATGTAATAACCTCAGACTCCACATTCCCAAGCTTGTTCGCATAACAGAACTCCATCGGCTGGATCGCCATGTCCTTGTAGTGCGAACCACCAACTTGCCGAATGCTAGCATCTGCCCAATCAGTGTCAGGCATGGGGGTTTGTTTCCCCTGTTGAGGAAGATTCCTAAGTGAGGAAAGCTCGTCTTTATCTAAAGTAATCTTTAGCTCTCCCTTCTCCCGAGCCTCTTTGATCTTGGGGAGGATAGTATCCCAAGGGGAATTTGCTTCTTCTCTCATTTTAATCGGATTCACCATCTAGTCCACCTTTACAAAACTGTTAATCGCCTTCTCATCCCCGGACACTACAGACCTGAACCACTTAAAGCATCCATCAGACTGACACTGGAATCGTTTATATTTACGAGTTTGGGTAAAAGCAAAGCCACGCTGTTGGTATCTACTTCCCCCACAATGGGGGCATACTAAGCGAGACCCGTCCTCGTTATACAGTCCAACGTTGGGATGATTCTTAATCCAAGGAAGAATACGGTCATATAGCTGCTCAAGAACCTCTACATCCTGTATGTTATATTCTTCCATTTGTGCCCATGCTTCGGGCTTGTTGTTCATGCACCCTACCCACAACTGGTGCCCACCATGTTTGAACTTCCCCTCAAGCCCAAGGGCTTGTGCAACGTAGTCTAACTTCTTGGACGGGAATCGAAACTGTGAGCGGACAGTCTTATACAGATCAATCTGCTTGTATGGGGCCGGAGGGGACATCCCATACAGGACAAACTCTTTGTTCAGAGTAGGGACATCAAATCGAGCGCCGTTGTATGTAACAACGGCATCTGCTTCCGAAAGAAGCCCATGGATCTCCGCGAGCATATCTTTCCGTCCATCTTGGACGGACATGAACATCACTTCATCAGAACCCTGCCAAGAGGCAGCCCAACAAAGGATGTAGCCACTTGCGATCAGTTGGGTGTGGTATACGTTCTGGTTCCACAACCCCCACACATGAGCTATATTCGGAGCAGTCTCGATGTCAAGAAACAGTATCCTCAACTATGCTTTCGGAAGAGACTCAACATCCAAACTCTCAAGCATTTGTAATGTTTGATCGTCCTCCGCCTCTTCTTTAAGTTTGGCTAGTTCTTCTTCGCTAATATCATGAACACGGGCTACGCCCTGCTCAATGAGTTCAGTGATAGCGAAATGAAGTAAGTATCCAAACTGTTCGGGTGTCAATACCCATGTGGCATATACGTTGCCAGCCTCGTCTTTAACTAGTCTTTTAAGCTCCAACTCTTGGGGATTCCTTCTTCTTTAAAGTCAGCCCAACGGAACCCATTCTTCTCGGCCCACTGAGCATACGTGGTTTTCGCCTTGCGGTGAAGCTTGTTCTGTGCATTGGCGAAAAGTAGTAGTATTTCTATCTCGGGATGTTGTGCCTTGAAGGCGACAAGCTTAGACCTGTCAGCCGGCGCAAAATACCCCTTTGCCTCGATATACTTGGTTGGTGTTAGTTCCCAATCTGGGGTGTATCGAGAGGGCTTTACATACTCAAAGGATCGAGGCTCGTAATGAGCCTCTATCCTGTGTTGCTTCATATAATTTGCTATTGTGCGCTCGAACTGAGATTTATAGTTCTGTTTGTTGGGGGTTCGGCGCGAAGATTTTTTGCGTGGTTTCTGCTTTGATGGCACTGTATAGTTCGTCAGAGACTATTAAATCGAGCCACCGGGGTTTGTTATCATCATACATTTTTCCCTGAGCTGTCCATGCTGCAATTACCCAATCGGAGCCGTTGTAGTAGGCTCCGTGGATGGGGTGTCCCCCTCCTGCTCGGAGGGTGTAGAGGACGACGGATAGTCCAGAGAGGGTTGAAGTTGTGTGTATTCCATTGGGAAGTTCCATAGTTCGCCTTCTCTTGTTCTTATTTTAATAACTCTCCCTGTAATTAGGAGGTTCCGTTCAGCCTGTTCTTGATACGCACGGCGATACTCGTCAAGTATTCGAGCAAAGTAATCACCACCGTCAGGAACACTACTGAGAATCTTTTCAGCGCGTTTAGGACCGATTCCATATATACCCTTTATATTGTCTACTACATCACCAGTTAAGACCTGCTTCCAAAAGAAACGAGTGGCTCCGGACTGAAAGATAGTCTGCCACTCTTTCTTCACAAAGTTCCAGTGGTGTCCGGGAACTTGATGAAGGTCTTTGTCGATACTGCATATGACTGTTTGCCATACTTCCGGAGGAATCTCCGGATCATAGTCCTGCTCTATTCCGAGCCGATCATCCGCTTCCTCACCAAGAGCAATGCGAGCATCCCAATGACCAATCAAGTGAGCCTTGAGATCCTCATAATGTTTTGGTTTGGGTTGAGTCCTGTTTGCCTTATAGGAAGGCAAAACCTTAGATCGAAAACCATTATGGGTCGAATCACTTAGATAGACGCGATACTCATCTGCCTCTACATCCTTTAGGATGCCCTCCATCATTTCATCGCATCGCCACCGAGCGATATACCAATCGTTCTGCTCGGTGGTATACCCAATGCGGTATACGATTATGTCACCGTCTACAAGTGCAAGCACAGGCTTCTGGATCGTCCTGATGAATCAAGAGCCCACCCCAATCCCAACAAAAATGCCACCCCTCTGCAACTTCTTCCGGCCAGAGCGGGAGGTCACTATCCATTAGTGCTTGGTATCTCTCGTTTGTCATTCTTGCGGGCTTTCGTTAGTCGCCCCACCGAGTTCCAATACTTTCGGACGAAGGCTCGTTTCATTCTTCGGCTCTGGGACGCTTTCTTTTTCTTGCCCCGATTCATATGGTATCTCAATAAGTTTCCATCCTTTTTTTCGGCAATAAGACTCAGCCACGTAGAG